TGGCCCTGTGTTTTGCCCTGGGGGGCACACACGGCGCCAAGACGGCACTGGCGCTGGGCTGCGGCACGGCGGCGCTGGGGGCCATGGCCAGCACGGCCCGGCTGTTCACCCGCGCGCGCTGACCGAGACTGAGAGCCCGCCCGCTCAGAAGCCCAGGCGCTTGGCCGATGAAAGCGTGCTGACCACCTCGCTGGTGGCCTGAGCGAAGGCAGTTCCAGGGGCCAGGGCGTCTTCGGCCTCGCGCATGCGACGCTGGTTGATCAACTCACCCACCTGGCCGGCCACCCGGTGGAAGTGGGCATGCCGCCCGACCAAGGTACTGAACGTGGGGCGCTCGGCCAGGCGCTGGCCGACCAGCTTTCGAGCCGACAGACGCAGAGCGCAAACAGGTCGAGGCAATGTCTGGCTACGGCCTGCCCATCGAGCAGATCGCTGTCCTGGTGCGCGGTGGCATCGACACCGACACGCTGCGCAAGCACTTTGCGACCGAGCTGGTGGCTGGCAAGGCCAAGGCTAACTCTGGCGTCGGTCGCACCCTGTTCCAGAAGGCAATGGGCGGCGACACGGCGGCCATGATCTGGTGGTCCAAGACCCAGATGAAGTGGAAGGAAACCCAGGCGCACGAGCTGACCGGCGCAGACGGCGCTCCCCTGGAATTTGCGAAGATCGAACGAGTTTTCATCCGTGGCAAAGCAGACGCTCAAAATTCAGACGCCTGAGTGGGCGCTGCCGCTACTCGAGCCGGCGCGCTACAAGGGCGCGTTCGGTGGCCGTGGCTCGGGCAAGTCGCACACCTTCGCAGAGATGCTGATCGAGGCGCACATCCTGGACCAGACCAGCCGCAGTGTCTGCGTGCGTGAGGTCCAGAAGTCGCTGGCGCGGTCGGTCAAGCGCCTGCTGGAGCTGAAGATCGAGTCCATGAATGCCGGTGCCTACTTCGAGGTGCAGGAGGCCGTCATCAAGTCCAAGAAGGGCGACGGCCTGATCATCTTCCAGGGCATGCAAAACCACACGGCCGACTCGATCAAGTCACTGGAAGGCTACGACCGTGCTTGGGTGGAGGAGGCGCAGTCCCTGTCCCAGCGCAGCCTGGACCTGCTGCGGCCAACCATCCGCAAGCCAGGCTCCGAGCTGTGGTTCACCTGGAACCCGAGCCAGGCCAGCGACCCGGTGGACAACCTGCTGCGCGGCGCGAAGCCGCCACCAGACGCCAAGGTCATCGAGGTCAACTTCGACGACAACCCCTGGTTTCCCGACGTGCTGCGCGCCGAGATGGAGTACGACAAGGCGCGCGACCCGGACAAGTACGCACACGTCTGGCGTGGTGGCTACCTGCAGAACAGCAGCGCGCGCGTCTTCCGCAACTGGCGCATCGAGGAGTTCGAGGCACCCAAGGACGCCATCCACCGGCTGGGCGCTGACTGGGGCTTTGCCACCGACCCGACCGTCCTGGTGCGCTGCCACATTGTCGGCCGCACGCTCTACATCGATCACGAGGCCTACATGGTGGGCTGCGAGATCGTGAACACGCCGGAGCTGTTCATGACCGTGCCGGAGGCCGAGCGCTGGCCCATCGTTGCCGACAGCTCCAGGCCGGAGACGATCAGCCACATGCGCAAGAACGGCTTCCCGAAGATCATGCCGGCCGTCAAGGGCGCGAAGTCGGTCGAGGAAGGCGTCGAGTGGCTCAAGTCCTACGACGTGGTGGTCCACCCGCGCTGCACGCACACCATCGACGAGCTGACCTTCTACAGCTACAAGACCGATCCACTGACCGGAAAAGTCCTGCCGATCCTGCAGGACAAGAAGAATCACGTCATCGATGCGCTGCGGTATGCGTGCGAAGGCGTCCGCAGGGCTGCGGTGGTTTCGCGGCCCGTTGACTTCAAACCATTGCCGGTGACGAGCAAATGGTAGAAAATACTTGCAAATAGGGGCGAAATATGGCACGCATGTCCAAAGAGCAATATCTCAACAAACTGCACAGCGATGCGCTGGCGCAGTTCAACGACATCCAGACTGCACTGCGCGACGAGCGCCTGCAGTGTCTGCAGGACCGGCGCTTCTACAGCCTGGCTGGCAGCCAGTGGGAAGGCCCACTCTGGGACATCTACGAGAACAAGCCGCGCTTCGAGGTGAACAAGATTCACCTGTCGGTGATCCGCATCATCAACGAGTACCGCAACAACCGTGTCACGGTGGACTTCACGCCGAAGCCTGGCCAGGACGACAAGCTGGCAGAGACGTGCGACGGCCTGTACCGTGCCGATGAGAAGGACAGCGTGGCCGACGAGGCCTACGACAACGCCTTCGAGGAGGCGGTGGGCGGTGGCTTCGGTGCCTGGCGTCTGCGCAACGTCTACGAGGACGACGAGGACGAGGACAACGAGCGCCAGCGCATCCTGATCGAGCCGATCTTCGATGCCGACAGCTCGGTGTTCTTCGACCTCAACGCCAAGCGCCAGGACAAGTCCGACGCCAGGTACTGCTACGTCGTCACCAGCATGACCCGCCAGTCCTACAAGGAAACCTGGGGCGACGACCCGACCGACTGGCCCAAGGAAATCCACCAGTACGAGTTCGACTGGTGCACGCCTGACGTGGTCTACGTCGCCGAGTATTACAAGGTAGAGGATGTCAGCGAGACGATACGCATCTTCAGAGCCATCGACGGCACCGAGGAGCGCTACCGCCAGGCCGACTTCGACGCAGACCCGGCGCTCGAAGACACGCTGGCTGCCATCGGCAGCATCGAGGTGCGCCAGCGCAAGATCAAGACCCGCAAGGTCCACAAGTACATCATGTCGGGCGGCCGCATCCTGGAGGATGCCGGCTACATCGCCGGCAAGGAAATCCCCATCGTTCCGGTCTACGGCAAGCGCTGGTTCGTGGACAACGTCGAGCGCTGCATGGGCCAGGTGCGCCTGGCCAAGGATGCCCAGCGCCTGAAGAACATGCAGCTCAGCAAGCTGGGCGAGATCAGCGCGCTGTCCAGCGTCGAGAAGCCGATCCTGACGCCTGAGCAGGTCACTGGTCACCAGGTCATGTGGGCAGACGACAACATCCGCAACTACCCCTACCTGCTGATCAACCCGATCACCGGCCCAGACGGCAGCCAGCAGGTTAGCGGCCCGGTGGCCTACACCCGCAGTCCACAGATACCGCCTGCGATGGCTGCGCTGATGCAGATCACCGAGCAGGACATGCAGGACATCCTGGGCAGCTCGCAGCAGGCCGACAAGATGGTCAGCAACATCTCTGGCAAGGCCATCGAGATGATCCAGACCCGCCTGGACATGCAGACGTTTATCTACATGTCCAACTTTGCCAAGGGCATGCAGCGCTGCGGCGAAATCTGGCTCAGCATGGCGCGCGACATCTACGTCGAAGAAGGCCGCCAGATGAAGACCATCGGCCCGAACGACGACATCGGCATGGTCGAGCTGATGAAGCCGACCGTCAGCGATGCTGGCGAGGTGGTCATGGAGAACGACCTGAGCCGTGCCAAGTTCGACGTGAACGTCGAGGTCGGCCCATCCAGCACCAGCAAGCGCGCGGCCACCGTCCGAGCACTGACCGGCATGATGGCCATCACCGACGACCCGCAGACCAAGCAGGTGCTGCAGGCGATGGCCATGATGAATATGGAGGGCGAGGGCATCAGCGACGTGCGCGACTACTTCCGCAAGCAGCTCGTGCGCATGGGCGTGGTCAAGCCGACCGAGCAGGAGCAGGAAGAGATGATGGTCGAGCTGCAAGGCCAGCCCGAAGACCCGAACAAAATCTTCCTGCAGGCGGCGGCCGAGGAGGCTATCGCCAAGGCGGCCAAGGCGCGCGCCGACACGGTCAAGACCGTGGCCGACGCCGGTCTGTCGCGTGCCAGGACAGCCGAGACGCTGGCCAAGACTGGCGTCCAGGAACAGAACATGGCGCTCACGGCAATGGAGGCCGAGCAGCAGGCCATCATGGGGCAGCAGGTCCAGCCTGTTGTCAGATGACGCCGAATGCGTGAAAATGTGAGAAACGGCGACCACCCAGCCGTGTCAATGGGTGAGTTTGATGGGGTCAACCAATGAACAAAAGGGCAGTAGTTGTAGACGAGAGCCAAGTGGACGAAACCGTGGTGCTTGAGGACGAGCCGCAGGACGTTGAGATCGATGCTGGTGAGAACAATGCCGCCAGCGACCAACTGACCGAAGGTGATGCCGAACAGCACGAGGAAGAGTCCGACGAGGTTGTCGTCTCCATTGGCGAGGAAGCGCCCCCCGCCGAAGAGGAGCAGCGTGCGCCTGAATGGGTGCGTGAGCTGCGTAAGGCCAACCGCGAGAAAGAGCGACGCATTCGAGAACTCGAAGCCAAGCTGCAGACCACTGCGCAGACTGAGAACAAGCCGGTCGCGCTGGGTCCGAAGCCCAAGCTGGAGGAATTCGACTACGACGCCGACAGGTTCGAGCAAGCACTGGATGCCTGGCATGAGCGCAAGCGCCAGCACGATCTGGAGACCGAGAGGGTCCGCCAGGCCGAGCAGACGCAGCAGCAAGCCTGGCAGGCCAAACTGGAGGGCTACAGCAAGGCCAAGGCCGAGCTGAAGGTCCGCGACTATGAAGACGCCGAGGCGATTGCCCAGGAGGTCTTCAACGTCACCCAGCAAGGCGTCATCTTGCAAGGAGCTGACAATCCCGCACTGGTCATCTACGCACTCGGCAAGAACCCGAAGAAGGCTGCAGACCTCGCAAAGATCAACGACCCCGTGAAGTTTGCCTTCGCGGTAGCGAAACTGGAGAAAGAATTGAAAGTGACGAACCGCAGGGCAGCACCCGCACCGGAGCGAGTAATCCAGGGGACTGGACGAGTCTCTGGTGCGGTGGACTCAACCCTTGAACGGCTGCGTGAAGAAGCCGCGCGTACTGGCAACATGACGAAAGTCATCCAGTACAAAGCGCAGAAGCGCGCAGCATCCAAAAACTGATTTTGAAATAGGAGCCCATCATGGCCAATAGTTTTTCCAAAGAAGAGCGCGTAGCGTTCGAAGACCTCCTGGAAGGTTTCCAGGACGCACTGGTTCTGTCCCGCAACGTCGCGATCTACAACACCGATCAGACGATGATGGAACGTGCCAACAACACCATCTGGCGTCCCCAGCCTTACATCGCCCAGTCGATCAACAGCACGCCTGGCACCCCGATCTCTGGCTACAAGGCCATGACTCAGCTTGCCGTGCCTGCCACCCTGGGCTTCAGCAAGACCGTGCCGTGGGAAATGACCACGCTGGAACTGCGCGATGCACTGCAGGAAGGCCGCCTGGGCGACTCTGCCAAGCAGAAGCTCGCGTCTGACATCAACGTGGCCATCATGAGCGCTGCAGCGAACCTCGGCTCGCTGGTGGTGCCCATCGCTGCTGCTGCTGGTGACTATGACGACATCGCCCTGTGCGACGCCATCATGAACGAGCAAGGCGTGCCTGACTACGACCGCTTCCTGGCTCTGTCCAGCCGTGACTACAACGGTCTGGCCGGCAACCTGGTGGGCAGCGCTCGCAGCTTCGGCAATGCCAAGTCCGACAAGGCCTACGAGCGCAGCTACGTCGGCATGGTCGCTGGCTTCGACACCTACAAGATGGACTACGCCAACCGTCTGACGGCTGCTGCTGGCGGCGGTGCGATCACCATTGACACCAGTGGTGCTGGCACCCAGGCCAACTACCTGCCCCAGGCGACCTCGACCGCTGTTGGCGGCCAGATCAACGTGGACAACCGCTTCCAGTCCGTCACCGTGTCTTCCACGGCCGGCGTGGCTGCAGGCGATGCCTTCAAGATCGACGGCGTGTTCGCGGTGCATCACATCACCAAGCAGTCCACTGGTCAGCTCAAGACCTTCCGGGTTGTGTCGGTGACCAACGGCACCACGATGGTGATCACTCCCCCGATCATCGGCGCTCAGGCTCCTGCCACCGACGCTCAACTGCAGTACAAGAACGTGGAAGTCACCACGCCTTCCAACACTGCAGCCATCACCTTCCTGAATGCCAACACCGCACAGGTGAACGTGTTCTGGCAGCGTGACTCGCTGGAGATTCTGCCTGGCCGTTATGCCGTGCCTTCGGACGCTGGTGTCGCAGTGATGCGCGCAAGCACCGACCAGGGCATCGAGCTGGTGATGCAGAAGTTCTACGACATCGACAGCATGACGATCAAGTATCGTCTCGACACGCTGTTCGGTGTGGTGAACAAGAACCCCGAGATGTCCGGCATCTTGTTGTTCAACCAGTAATCTGGCAAAAGACTGGGGGGCTCCGGCCCCCCTTTCTGCATAGGAGACCCAAATGCCCCTGACCAAAGGTTACTCAAGCAAGACCATCGGCAAGAACATCTCGAAAGAGATGAAGGCTGGCATGCCTCAAAAGCAGGCTATTGCTATTGCTTACAGTGTTGCTCGTAAGGCAAAGAAAGAGTCTAGAGGTCGTATGCGATGAGCCGGAAAAAGGATAAGGGGATAAATCCGGCGTTAGAGGATGCCATTTCGCAGATGCTAACTGCGGTAATGGGTGACTCTACTGCGTCTATTACCGACAAGACAAAGGTTCTGGATCGCGCTCTGAAGCTGGAAGCTATCAAGCTAAAGATTGCTGATGATGAATGGGGTAGCGGGTTTGCAACTGATGAGGATGAGTAGTATTATCTGAATACCATTGTTATAAGGGGATATTCATGGATGCTACTTCTATTATCAGGATTGCACTTAACGTACTTGCTGGTAGGTTGTTGGTATTTTTGGCTCTGGGTATGGTCTGCGGCATGACATCGTGGGCAATGTGGGGGCCGCAGTGGGAGAGATTGGCTGCGCTAGGCATCTTTTCCATTTTTACCTTTTTGGTTTTGCGTAGAGATAGGAGCATGAATGATGAAAAAGGATCAAATGAATAACCAGCAAACCGGCGTTGCGATGCGTCCTCAGATGCCTACCGACATGACTGCTGGCGGCAATCCATACTGCAAGTCAGGTTCTTTGCCGAAGGGCGGTTTCCAATCCATGTGGTGTTTCAGCGGTTCTGGTGATCGCAAGAACAGCCCTACTGATACGGTGAAAGGCCAGAAAAAGGTGTACTGATGGCTAACAATATTCCGTTTCAGCCTATGGGTAATTGCGTAGTGGCTACTGCTGATACTGCAAACATTCAAGGCAATGTTGTTTCTATCTCTGCGGTTAGCCCGGTCAACCAATACTTTGTCTCTAACCCTGACAAGAATGATCCGGTCTTTGTGGCTTACGGAGAAACAGCAAACATTACTGCTACCATTCCAGATGGCAACAGTGCTGCGGTAGTGGCAATTCCTCCGTACAGTTCTCGCACGTTTACTGGCCCACAGTGCAGTTCCACCAAGACTGTTTACGTTCGTATTATCGCACCCCACAATAATGCCAAGCTGTACATTACGCCGGGGGAGGGTTTGTAAATTGACCCGATCACCATTGCCGCAGCCTTTAAAGCAGCAACCACGGCAATCGATTTGGCGAAAAAGGGGATCAAGTTATACAAAGAAATCAAGTCAACCGCCGGAGAAGTT